ACAGAGGTCTCCGCAGGGTATGACGCAGTTTATCTCGAAGACGAGGAACGGGTCGGCGAGGGTCGCCAGCACAACATTGTCGGGAACCATGTCGCGCTTGTACGCCGTGGCCGGTGCGGCTCGCGGTGCAGCATACGGGACGAAGGAGTGGTCATGAATACCATCGTGGCAATGCGGGATTCAATTCTGAGCGCGTTCAAAGCCAAGGACGAAAGCAAGCTGAACGAAGCCCTGAAGGGGCTCGACGGCGTGCAGGTCAAAGAGGACGCGACCCACATCCACATCCACACCCAGGATGCCGAGCCTGAGGCCAAGAAGGAAGAGGTCAAGACCGCCGACACGTCTGTCCTCGACGCCATCAGCACCCGGCTCGACTCCATCGACAAAAAGGTCACCGACTGCCTGGGTCGAGTGGGCAAGCTGGAAGCCACGCGCGACGAAGAGAAGAAGGACCCTGAGAAGAAGGACCCTGAGGAGAAGAAAGACCCTGAGACCAAGGACACTGCTCTCACTACCGAGCCCACTTCCACCGATCCGCCGCAGATGAAGAAGCCCGTAGGCGAAGTCATCGACACGGCGATGGAAGACCAGATCGAGGAAGAGACGGCGGACGGCTTCAGCAAGGACGAGCTGACCAAGGTGGGTGACTCGCGCTATATGGAAGAGTCTGTACAGGCGACGATGGCGGCGGCCGAGATTCTGGTACCCGGCATCGGCTTCCCTACCTTCGATCGCGCCGGCAAGCCGGTGGACACGGTCAAGATGCTGGATGCCCTGCGCAAGCGCGCTCTCGGGCTGGCGCTCTCAACCGACGCGCTCATCCTCTCGGAGTTGCAGGGCGGCAAGGTGGTCACGCACGACAAGCTGGAAAAGCTGTCGTTCAAAGACACGCGCACTCTCTTCTTCGCGGCCGCCGCGCAGAAGAAGCAGCGTAACCGGGACACCATCCATATCGACGCCGGTCCGGCCTCGATGCCTGTATCAAGTTCTGGCAGCCCTTCCATCGCGCAGCTGAACCGCAATGCTGCCGATTTTTGGAAGGACCGCGTCAACTAGGTCCGCACCGCACTGAAAGGAGCAAGCTATGTCTGCTTTCCCAATGGCGATCAAGTACCGCATGGGTGGTCTTTTCCCCGGAGCCGTTACCCGCACGCATCCCGTCTCGATCCTGCCCTACAAGGTGGATCCTACCGTGCCGCCCGGTACAGCTAATGTCGGTGATGCGGTCAAGCTGAATGCGGCCGGCGATGCCGTCATGCCGGTGGGCGCCGGAGACACCGCAGCGACCAGCATCTTCGGTGTGATCGTGCGCGCCTACCCGATGCAGGTGAGCGTGGTCAATGCGGACGGCTCGACCGTCCTCACGTACCCCGTCGTCGATGTACTGCGCGAAGGCTACATCGGGGTCAAGACGACCGGCGCTCCGGTCATCGGAACTCCCGCTTATGTAGTTCTGGCCGATGGTACGTTCGCAGCGGCTGCGGCAGCCGGGATTGCCGGTCCGATGGTCAACGCCCATTTCAATGGGCCACCGGACGCGAACGGTTACGCAGAGTTGTTTGTACAGCCGTTCCAGGGCTAGGAGCCGGCTGATTTTTAAGGGTTGGATTCCGGAATCCGGAATCGGAAAAGGAGAGCATCCATGCTGACCTTCGACACAGCGCGTCGTACCGCTGACTCCGCAGGAATCCCACTTGGGCAGCGATTCAGAACTCATGACGGAAGGTGGGTCGATAGCACCGGCACCTTCCTGGTCGGCGAACTGGAGCGGCTGGATCCCATGCTGCACATGCCGCTGGTGGAGATGTCATGGTCGCGGGATATCGACCTGCGCGAAGACGTCACCATCGCGGATGAGTTCTCCAGCTTCACGCAGTCGCAGGTCGCGTCGGCCGGTTCCCTCGGAACCGGGCACACGATCGGCAAAGGCAAGGCGTGGATCGGCAAGGACACCACACAGATCACCGGCACGGATGTGGACATCAACAAGCTGGCGAACCCCCTGACCCTGTGGGCGCTGGAGTTGAAGTACACCATTCCGGAGCTGGAAAGCGCCATCAAGCTCGGCCGCCCCATCGACCAGCAGAAAATGGAAGTCATCAATCTTAAACATCAGATGGACATTGACGAGCAGGTGTACATCGGCGACACCGGCCTCGTTCAACCCGGTCTGCTGAACCACCCGCGGGTCACCGCCACCCTGCTCCCCGCAGGGGCTTCCACGCATACGCAGTGGAACCAGAAGACGCCGGACGAGATTCTGGCCGACTTCAATCAGGCGCTGACCACGACCTGGGCGAACTCAGGCTGGAAGGTGATCCCGAACCGTATCGGGCTTCCCCCCGCGCAGTTCGGCTACATCGCCACGGCCAAAGTCGCCACCCAAGCTGGACTGGTCTCCATCAAGCGTTACATCGAGGAAAACAACCTCAATGTCGCCAATGGTGGCGGACAGCTGAAGATCGTCCCCATCAAATGGCTGGTGGGCGCGGGTACAGGCGGGACCATTGGAACCCCCGGCACGGTGGATCGCATGCTGGTCTACACCAAGCAGAAGGACTACGTGCGTTTCCCCATGACGCCCATCAACCGGACCCCGGTGCAGTATGAGGGGCTGTATCACAAGAGCACCTACTATTGCCGCCTCGGCGTGATCGAGGTCGTGTACTCGGAAACCCTTTCGTATTGGGACGGGCTATAATCAGCTCGCAGTTTGAGACAAGGGCAGCGGTCGAAAACGGCTGCTGCCCTTTTTAGCGAGAGGAGACGATCATGGCCGACAACAAGAAGAAAGCGCACAAGGAAATCCGGAACGAGACGGACGCTGAAGAGCGCCGTCGCGAAGAAATGGAAGACGACAAGGAAGGCGAAGTTCCAGACGCGATGCCTGCGCAGCGCACCGAGGAAGAGCAGAAGCAGTATGGGGTCGTCGCTGTGGGCGAGGGCAAGGAAGGCGTGCCCATCCTGCGGCCTGACGAGCTCCCGCAAAAGGTGGAATCGCGCGGCCACTATCATGGCTACCCGCCCTTGACGCCACAGGAAGCAGAGGAGAAGCTGGGCAAGGAAACGGTGGCGATGGTCTTTCCCCGGCCGGTAGCCATCACCCTTCCCGACCGCTCCGTAGTCAGTTACACAGCCGGCATCCATCAGGTGCCAGTGGAACTCGCCGACCATTCCTATCTGGCCGCGAGTGGCGTAACCCGGCTGGAGACTCCCAAGCAGCAGGAATTGCGCAGTGCGCAAGAGGGCAAGGAGGGCCACACGGCTCCTCCAACGGAGAAGTAGACCATGAGCTCGCCGCCGGTTGATCCGAACAACCCTATTCCGGTTCCGACCACTCCGGATGAATTCCGCGCGGCCTCCCCCAATTTCGCCGACACAACGACCTACCCCGACGAAATGATCCAGCTCTACCTCAACGCGGCGTCACTGCTCCTGCCAGCCTGTGTGTGGGGTCGCACGCTGGGACTGGCAACCGTACTTTTCGTCAATCACAACCTGACTCTGTTCGCGCAGCAATTCCCCAACGGCATCGGTTCAACGCCGGTGCCGCTGCGCGGACCGGTACAGTCGGAGACGGCCGGCGCTCTGTCGGTGAGCTACGACATGCAGGCGGTGCTCGATCCCGATGCGGGCTGGTGGAACTACACTCCCTACGGCCAGCTCTTCTATCGCCTGATGATGATTTTCGGGGCCGGTCCGCGACAGATCAACGTGCCGCCGTGGGGCGGAGCCTGTGGCTGCTTCGATTACGGCGCTTTCGCCCGGTCGTCGCTGTCAGGGATGGTCGGGCCGGGCTGGGGAAACCCAGCGTCAAACGTGCCGGTCAGCAAGTTCCTGCCGCCGACAGGCACGCCGCCCACGATCCTGTAACCAATTCCGGATTCCGGAATTACGAGAGGCTGAAATGACGATTAGCGATCACATGTACCTGAGCACCGATGAGACGACTGTGGGCGAGCCGCTGACTGTCATCCGCCAGTCGGCAGGAGTGCCTGTCCTGGGCAGCGTACCCTTCCCGGCCGGAGGGGTCGATGGGGATGGAAACCTCAACGTTTCGGGCCAAGCCGTCTTTTCCGGCGAGGTCCATGCCGACAGCGACCTGACTGTGGGCGGGAAGTTGCATGCGGATGGAGACGTGGAGTTTGATGGAGCGCTGCGCTTCGACCTGCATGAGATGCCCGTTTTCGCCAACAACGATGACGCCCTTGCGGGCCAGCTCATTCCCGGCGACCTGTACCGCACCGGGGAGGACCCCGACCACCTCTGTATCGTGCATTGAGGAGATGTATGGACATCAAGGGCTGGGCGAAGACGGCGGCTATGGCCATCGGCGGCGGGGCGCTCGGAGCCGTGAGCGCATCGCTTATGGATCCCACAAGGTTCAACTTCAAAAGCGGTATTGGCATTGAGGACGAGTTAGGGATTGCGGCGCAGGGCGCCCTCACCGGCTTGGTGGGCTTGTTCCTGGCATCCCCGAAAGGCCGGGAGATCGTCAGCGCAGCGCAGAAAGCGCAAGGAAAGCCGAAACAGTTCGGCGACGGGTATGATGACGGGCTTTAGCTATGAAGCTGTCAAAGGTAATGCGCTGGGTTCTCAGCACCGTTGTCGCGATGCTTGGCGGGGGATTGGCGGCTATCGTTCCCATCGTTTCGGACCGGTCAAAGTACAAGTTTCCGGAAGACTTCGGCTCGGGCAAGCTCTGGCCCTACATACTCATGGGCTGGTTCCTGACCTTCGCCGGCATCCTCTTGAAGTCGCCCGTGGTGAAGAAGGCGATGGATTTCTCGGACCAAAGCGAGGAGCAGCTGGAGAAGGCGCAGCACGACCTCGACAAAGCAAAGATGGTCTTTCAAACGGACGCGGCGAAGGGAACTGAGGCCATCGAAAAAGCCCGGGCGAATCTGGCCAGCAAGGAGCCGCCGGCGAAATGAAATTTACGGTGAAGGTGAACCCGACCATCGACAACACTTCGCGGCTGAAGGCGGGGCTGAAGCTGCTGAACACCTATACCCTGCTGGTCGGCTTTCCCGAAGCCGAAGCTACGCCGCGCGATGACGCTCGCATCACCAATGCCGAAATCGGCTACATCAACGATCGCGGGTCGCCGGCACGCAACATCCCGCCACGCCCCTTTTTGGAGCCGGGCGTACTCTCCGTCAAAAAGCCGATTGAAGAGCAGATGCGCAAGGCGGCAGGAGCGGCCGTGGATGCCCGACCGCAAGCGGTGGAGCAGGCCTTTCAGGCAGCCGGCCTCATTGCACAGGCGGGGATCCGCAGCTACATGACCAACGCGGAATTCACTCCCCTTTCGCCGATGACTCTCCGGAAACGGAGAGCGGCTGGCTTCATGGGAACGCGGCCGCTGATTGTCACCGGGCAGCTGCGAAACGCGGTTAACTACGCGGTAAGGAAGAAGCACTGATGCCTCCGCAACTGGATTTGAATGTGGTGCTTATCAGTCCTATGTTTATGGATAGCTTCAAAGTAATACGGCGCGTTCAGGGCGTGGACCAGTTCGGCCGCATGACGGAAACAGACTCGGTATTTCAGGTTACAGGCGTCATTCACGCACGCGGCGACAACACGCAGGAGCGGCCGAAGGAATACGGGACCGGGCGCAAGAGCATTGCCGTATATACCAGCTTTCGGTTGCGGCCGCAGACCGAGGGCTACGCTCCCGACCTGGTCGTGTGGCGCGGCGATAACTATCTGGTGCAGACGCTGGAAGACTACAGCCATCTGGCGGCCGGCTTCGTGCAAGCCTACTGCACGAGCGAGGATTTGCAGGACGCGCCTCCCGAGGAGACAGGGGTTTTGCCGCCTCCGGAGCTGAAGGAGTTGACCGATGGCGAATGACAGTTCTACGGGCGGCTTCCTCAGCGTCACCGATCGCGGCGGCACGCTCAACGATGCCGCGCTCGACGATCTCCTGCATGACTGGATCACCGGATTGACCCAGCTCGACCCTACGCTGGTGCGTCCGGCATGGCAGCCCGACCCGCCGCCGATTCCCGACTTCTCGACTCCCTGTTGGTGCGCCTTCTATATCACCCGCACCGAGAACGATTGGGACCCGGTCGTGCAGCACTGGTCGCCGCTGCCGAACGACGATACCTCGCAGGGCGACACCGTATTCCGCAACCAGCGCATTGAACTGATGCTGACCTTTTACGGGCCGAATGCGGGAGACTTCGCGCTGGATTTCCGCATGGGTGCCGGCATCCGGCAAAACGAAGAGTGGCTGGATCCATCGGTCAAGCTGGTGTCGATTGAAGACCAGGTCGTTGTAGCGGAACAGATCAAGGGTCGCTGGCAGCGGCGGGTCGACGTGCCGGTGGTATTGCGCCGAGCCGTACAATTCACTTATGCGGTGAGGGACGTGGCTGGTGCCTATGGCACGATCTACACCGATGTACCGCCTACAGCCACCGCGTGGAGTGCCACCGCGGACGGCGAGCCGTATCCGCCGCCACCGCAGCCGCGGGAATAGAAGGAGACGCTATGGGAACCGGAACTATCGCCCTACCTATCAGTGGCCTCGTCAACGTGATGGTCAATATCGCCGCTGCCGCCGCGCAGGCGCAGAACACGACTTCCCTGCTGGTGCTGACCAATAACAGCGTGATCGACATGAAGACCCGGCTGCTGAAGTATTCTTCGCTGGCCGACGTCGCCACCGCTTTTGGTTCCGCGTCGATCGAAGCGGCCGTGGCCGCGCTCTGGTTTGGCCAGATTCCGACTGCGGTTGAGATCGAGATCGGCAAGTGGGCCATGACGGCGACGGCCGCGCTGCTGGTCGGGGCACCGCTGACCACCGCGCAACAGGCTATTGGCGAGTGGACGAAGATCACCGCCGGGCACTTCAAAATCGCCATCAACGGTCAACCGGCCGTGCAGATCGGGCCGCTCACCTTCGCTTCAGCCGCGAACCTGAATGCTGTGGCCGCAGACATCACAGCCGGGCTGGTGACGGCCGGAGCCGGAGCCTCCTGCACCTGGGACGGCTCGAAGTTCACCTTCACGAGTACAGTGCTGGGTTCGACGGCTACGATAGCGCTGCTGGTGCCGACTGCCGGCGATGCGAGCGACATTGCCGTGCAGCTCGGTTGCACCGCTTCAAACGTCGGCAGCTATGTAGTAGCGGGCTCCGATCCGGAGACGGCGGAGGACGCGCTGGCGCTGTTCGATCTGCTCTTCGGCTACCAGTGGTACGCGGCCATGATTCCCCAGGCTTCGGATGCCGACCAGTTCAACTGCTTCCAGTCCGTGCAGGGCATGAGCACGAAACACTTCTTCGGCGCGACTACGCAGGATCCAAACGTGCTCGATCCGACCGCCACCACCGACCTGCCCTACCTGCTCTCACAGGCCGACATCACCAAGGGCGCGGTGCAGTATTCGTCGAGCTCGCCCTACGCCATCGCCTCGTTGCTGGCGCGAATTCTGACGACCGATTACACGCAGAACAATTCGGTCATCACCCTGATGTACAAGCAGGAACCGGGCGTCACGGCCGAGTACCTGAACCGGCAGGAGCTCAGCGCCGTGCTGGAGAAGAACTGCAACGTCTTCGTGGCCTATCAGGGCGGCGCGCTCATCATCCAGCCGGGTACGACCCCGACCACGAACCAGTTCATCGACACCATCGTCGGGCTGGACAATCTCGCCATCGACGTGCAGCTGGCTATCTTCAACCTGCTCTATACGTCGACCACGAAGATTCCGCAAACCGATGCCGGCATGAATCAGATCGTGGGCGCGGCCGAGGGAATTCTGCTCCAGTACGTTGCCGATGGTCTGCTTGCGCCGGGGACCTGGACGGCTTCCGGGTTCGGCAAGCTCGGGCCGGGAACCTATCTGGAGAAGGGCTACTACATCTACTGCCCGCCGCTCTCGCAGCAGGCGCAGGCAGACCGCGCCGCGCGTATGGCCGGGCCCATTCAGATCGCCGTCAAGCTCGCCGGGGCCATCCACACCGTCGACGCGACGATTACCGTGAATCCGTGAGGTGAAGTATGGCTGACTATCCGCTTCCCACATTTTCGT